GTTTTCTGTGTGAAAACTTATACTATCTTGTGCATACACGTCTAATTTACCGTTAGCACTCATTTCTATCCAACAAGATCCACTGCTGTTGTTAATATAAATCAAATCTTCGCTGGTGTGCATTAATATTTGTGCGCCTGTTCTTGTTCTCAAACGTATTAATTCATTATGAGGCTTGGTTACATCGCCGCCGCTTTCGCTTGCTTCTTTGTTGATATACTTGTAAGGTTTTTCTTTGGGAGATCCGTCTCGAATTAGCTTATCATCGCCGTCGTCAATTACAATACTACTACTGCCTAGTCTGCTTACAGGAATATTTGCTTTAGATTCTTTTAATCCAACAGGAGCAGTTGGCTTTCCTCCACGTTTGTCTAATGGTCCAGGACTGCTAAATCCAACAACTGCACTAGGTGTTTCACGTTGAGCACTGCTACTTGTAATACCTCTTATGTCATCTTCTACCAATCCTTGCTCAACCAGTTGATTAACAAACTCATCATTTACAGGTCTTTTGTATTTCAACACATTATTTGTATTAGGCTTTGTAATTGCTTTATTATATTCTCCAGCAGGTAGTCTTTTTCCTTTTAAATCACCGGGTACAGGACCGCTTAGTTGTTCTGTTGCTGGTTGTCCACCCGGTAACATAAATGTCATACCTCTTTCGGGAATGCAAGCAAACCAGTATCCAAAATCTCTACTGCCTTCTACAAATGTTACCAATACTAAACTGCCAGGATCAGGCGGAACACCCCACCATCCGTAACTCTTTTGTGTACTTGCATAGTCATCGTTTTTTCTTGGACCATTTTGACTGTTTGTAACACCATAAAAAGGACTAGCATAATATACTTCAACAGTTTGACCTAAAGTTTCGCCTATATTTCCTGCTTCGCTGGTTTTCAAAAGCTCGACACGTAACCCCCCAAGATATAAACTATCCAAATGTTCGATTACTCTTGCAATGTATGGTCCGGGATTTTTTGATGTTACCCCAGTATCTACACTACGTGTTACTTCATTTTTATTTGGTATATCATTCATTGTTATTTCTCGTATTGGTTATAACTTCTTTGTGACGGATTTGCGTCTTGAATTTTATTTTTTTGATCACTAGTTCCTGTTTGTCTACTGTCTTCTGGCTGATTAGGTCTACGCATAAGTTTTAATCTTTGTCTAAACTGTCCTTGATCAAAAATATTAGTCAATGTAGTTACTCTATATAATCCACTAAAGCTGTCTACAGGAATTGTTTCTTCAGGAAATATCATATTTCCAGCATCTTCATTGTAGTCAATCGGTGTTCTAAAATTAACTATAACATCAACTTCACTTCTTTGATATTCCAATGATCCATTTTCAGTTTCATTTTGATCAATAATTGGAGCAGTGAAATTTCCCATTCCACTGTCAAATAGATAATAAGGATCGCCTACAATTTCTAAATCCAACATTACCAAATCGGTAAAACTGTTGATAATATTATCATTGAACATTTTTGCAATACGTATTTTGCTGTCATCTATGGCAGCACCACCGCCGCCTTGCAAACTTGCATTAGAAACAGCTATTTGTTGACTAAATCCAGTACCGCTTACACTGTTTGTACCTTGATTAATAATGTAAGCATCGGTTTCTTGTTGTGTGATATTTTGCTGAAGACCACCGCCTTTTCTTTCTAGGTTGTTTTGGCCTGCATCAGACATAATCGATTTGAAAAATGCAGCATTAATTTGAATATCGAAATTTAAAATATCAACATTTTGTCCTGTGTATATATAATTGTATTCTCTTTTTGCCAATTCACGCAATTGTGCGTAACTCAATCCAGGATCGGAAGGTTTTTGTAAAGCACTGCTATGTACTTTGTATGGAACCACTCTGTAATGATAAGTTTTAGCAGTAACACCGTCTTGCTGTTCTCTACTGGAGCCTTCTTTGATAAAAGTTTGTGTGTCTATCCTAAACCATTCAATCATTCCATTTTCGTCTGCAGGTTTATCTTTTAATTGTTTTGCCCAACTGCTAGTTGTTACAACTTCTTCGATCATTCTTGTAATTTTTGTATCACTGTCAAATGTAAAACTACGTTGCACAGGGTCTACTACATTTTTTCCTCTAGTATATACTTTATTTTTCTTGTCATATTGCTGTCCGCTTTTGCCCATTGGAATTTTTCCACTGTCATTATAGCTTTTGGCAATGTCTGCATTACCTATAATGTTTACTGAGCCGGCATCCTGTGCAATTTTAATCAATCCATCACTGATACTGCTTTTACTGAAAATTAATCCAGTAACACTGCTTAAAAACGCATCAAAATCTTGCGGTGCTTGTGCTCCTAAAAACCCTGTAATGCTTTGAAACACACTGTTTATATCACCTGATCTAAATGCGTTTAATACTCCGTTTAGAGCACCAAAATTAGCGCCGCCAAACGCACCTCCTAGAGCACCTGCTAAACCACCTCCTAGTGCAGCTTTACCTAAATTCTTTTCTCCGGCAAGCGCACCAGATACAACACCTCCTATTACACCTTTAGCAATATTACCAAACAGAGGATTGCGAGATTTTTTTGGTGCAATAGTAGCACCTTTGTCAACAGTATTTCTATTTGCTGTATTACTAACATTAGTTGTAATGTCATTAGGAAAACTTATTACAATTTCATCTGCAACTGGAAAATTGCCTTCTGCTCGTAATTCTTCATATCTGCCATTGATAATTGTAGTTAAACTTTCAGGACCTGTTTGTAATATTTCAACAACATTTTTTCCTGTAACAGTAATATCCGAATATGTTCTATCAATCTGATCAATTAATGCTTGTTCATTCCAAGGAATAGCAGTTACATCATATGTAGTTCCATTGTTTCCAATATTAAACTCAACATTTGCGAGTTTCAATGGTATTTTACGTTGCAAATTTTTTGTATCAACAGTAACTGGATTGCCGTCATCGTCGTAACCTACAAATTCAATAGTCAGCAAAAAAGGCGCTTGAATATAATTTGTATATCCAGCTTGCAATGCTGCAATTTGTAAAGTTTGTAAAAATAAACCCATACTATAAGGTTCAATTACTTGAAAATTTATATTTGTAACATTTGTAAGTCTTGTCCTTGTATTTGGAACAACTATTGCTTCAATATTAACATCTTCAATAAAATATTCTAATTTTCCACCTATTTGTTCTTCAAAAACTGTCGATACATGACTTTCACTTTTACCACCAGATCTAAAAATTTCCAACTGAGCAGGTCCATTAGCATACGTTTCATCAGGATAATTGATTTCATCTTTTGTCAGTACAGCAAAAGTAAAAATACAATTATAGCTAGAATAAATGTGTAATGGATTGATTTCTTTTGCCATTTATAATCCTAATTCGTCTTTGAGATTACTCTGCTTTGGTAAAAATATTTTTGTGCCAGACTTAATGTCAAACACCGGATCTTTTACAATATCCATATTTCTTTGTGCAAAAACCCACCAAAGTTTAGGTGTGCCGTATAAGTCATATGCTAATAAATCAGGTCTAAAATTGTACTGTGGCTCAATTGTATACAAAATATCATCATCTTCTGCCGGAATAGGTACAATTTGCAATATTCCTAATTCGCCAGATTGTGTAACAGTTGTTTTATTCCAAGGACTGGTTTTTGCATAACTTACAGACATTATAAGAACCCTTCATTTTTTAAATCACCGTTTACAAATCTATCTAAACTAAACGAACTTGCTTTTGCTCTACTGTAAGTAGGTTGTAATGTAACACTCATTGTTGATAAAGTAGGTACCCAAGTGTATTCCTCTATTTGTTGATTAGATTGTCCTGTAATAACCGGAACTCGTATGTAATCTACACCGTTTTCTAAACTATAATTGAAGTTTGTTACAACACAAGGCACATTGTTTAGCACATATTGTCCATATCCGTTGACTTTAACCAACGGCGGTGGCGATCCTTTATTACTAGTGTCGCCAAATGCCATTTTTGTAATACTTTTAAAGAAATGCACAGCAGCTACCCAGTATTTTCCATCTTCTTCTGTTTGTACTGGAAATTCTCCAGCAATAACAAAAGGTTCAACACTACTATTTTCATATACAGGAAAGGGATAATTATTATGTGTAGGAGCACTTAAACTATAATTTGCAGTATGTTGGAAACTAATATTAGGCACAAGAGGAAAAACAACATTATTACCAGTATTCACCAAAGGAGATAATAACGGACTAGATCTGAATGTGCTGATATCAGGTACACTAATTCTGACACGCCAGTCTTCGCCGACTGTATCGTTGCTTGGTTTGAATGTTGCTGTTGCAAAGTTAGCACTTTGAGGTTCTGCACCCGGAGACAAATTGCGTCTACGCAGATTACTCATAAATTGATTAACATTGTTTAAAAAATCAGATACACTTTGTTTATTTTGTATGTTATTTTCACTGCCAATGTTGCTGTCAATGCCTGTAATTGGATCGATTGCCATGGTGATACTCCTATACTGTATTTAGTTGACAAAAATATATGCGTAGTTTATAATAGAATAGAACAAAGGAACAAATATGGCCAAAAGAGTAAATTATCTAAACAATAAAGATATGTTAAAGGAAATACACAAGAGCAAAAGTACATTTTGCAGTTACGTTGATCCTGCATATGCAACATATGATATTATCTTACCTAGTAAAGACAAAATCAATGTTAGAACTATAGCAGAAGCAAAAAGAAACCGTGCTAAAAAAATGTCAACCGAGGCATATGAAGCAGCCAAAGCAGTTAATAAAAAAGTAAAAATGGCCGAGTTCGAAGTTGATTATAGATCTATTGAAAAAACTGATTTAATATTTAGAGTAATGATGTTTGATCATATTCCAGACGAACCGGGTCGTAAAAAAACTCCAAAAACCATAGCAGATACAAAAACAAAACTAAATTTTCCGCCTTTTCAGCACTACAAGTTTGACGAAAACGGTGAATTAGTATGTGTAGGCAAAAGTCATTGGGTTGGCGGAATGGAAAACGGACATTTTTCTAAAGTTCACGGTACAGCTACTAACGAATTAGCTCGTATGTGGATGAAACTGGTAGATCGCTATGCCACAAGAGGCAATGTTCGTGGTTATACTTACAATGACGAAATGAAAGGTCAAGCAATACTGCAATTATCGCAAATTGGCTTGCAATTTGACGAATCAAAATCAAATAACCCGTTTGCTTATTACACAGCAGCAGTTACAAATAGCTTTGTACGTGTTATCAACTTGGAAAAGCGTAATCAAAACATTAGAGACGATATTTTAGAAATGAATAACTTAAATCCATCGCATACTAGACAACACGCAGGCGAATGGGAAGCAGCGCAACGCAGAGAAGGCCTAAATAAAGGTTGATTTATTAAATTTTCTACACTATACTAGTTAGGAAGTGGAGTATTCTATTGTTTAAAAAAGCAGCAGTATTTACTGATATACATTTAGGTATGAAAGGCAACAGTCGTGTCCATAATCAGGACTGTGAGGACTATATCGATTGGTATATTGAAACAGCAAAAGCAAACAATTGCGAAACAGGCATCTTTTGCGGCGACTGGCAC